GTCGTGTCCACACAAAAGGCCATTTCCCATACCGTCTGCATCCAGAGGTAAGAGCCATGGCCAGTTTGTTAATAATTGTTTAGAATGTCGTCGGTGTACAGAATTAAATTTTTTATTGATTGAGTTGATGTCAAGGTATGCGCGTTAGTTATTGTTACTGATTCAACACTTGTTGTTCCGTCGCTTTGAATAAACACATATCTATACGTTTCGCCAACAGCAAAACCTCTGTTATAGAAACTGCCTATTGTAACAGTTTGATAATTACTGTTGCCAGGTGCACCTACCTGAATATCCATCCTGTTAAACGCTGTCAACGGTAGATTTGGCTGTGTAGCAGATGCACTGACTTCTTTATCAAATTTTACTGTAGTAAATACAGTGTTGGCGTCACCGTTTAAATAGAATTTATTATATGTGATTGTTGGTGCAAGTGATCCATAGTTGTTGTCACATAATCTTAATCTTCTATGGCCATATGGTCTGAATAATACATAACACTTCTGTGAACCTGCAGATGTTGTATTGATAAATGTATTATTGGTTATTGCAACATCATTGCATATGCTGAATGCACCAGTTTCCATTGCATAGCTGGATGCAAATTTTATTAGATTGCTGCTTACAACAGCATCATCCATGCAGTTGATTCTCATGGCATACTGGTTGAATCCTTCAATAATATTTCCACTGATGAAAATATTTGAATGATTTACAGCGTTTGGATCACCGCCATCATGAACACCGATGGCATCATCACCGTAATTATATGGTGCAGCACCTGGCTTTAATACATTATTTATGATTATCAGGTTTTTATTAGGTGTGCCATCATAATTATTTGGATCATTGAGCCATGGAAAATTTGCTGAATAACAAGGATCAATATTGATATACTCAAGTGTTCCGGGTCTGGTTGCCATGCCTTCAAAATGACAATTGGTTATGACATAATTAATGCATGCGCATATTTCAACAATATGATCATTGATGCAGTTTTTAAACTGTATATTTTCCAGCAGAATGTTTTCTGCGTGAATAAATGATATACCGCCATGATTTAATATACCGTTTTTAATTGAAATGTTACCATTTCCTGCATATCCGGTAAAAACATCATCAACATCAAAATTGTAAAATAAGTGTCTGAATGTGGTAGTCAGTGATGCACCGTTCAAATCAATATGTGTGTTGTTTTTTAAACTTATGACATCTGAAAGCATGTAATTTTTGCCGGGTGAACATTTTACCTGTTTGTTTCCCGTAGCAAATAAATCTTTAAATGCCTGGGTGTCATCTGTTACACCATCACCAACAGCACCATACTGTTCAGGTGTTTCAAAATATAGTGTTATATTTTCAGCATAGTACTTTGACAGATCTGCCTGTTCTTTGGCAATGTTGGCCTGTTCTGTAGCTATGGCTGCATTTTCAGCTGTTGTGTCAATGTTATCCTTGACCTCTTTGACAGCTTTGATCATCCAGTCCAGATTCAACTCATGAAAATTTGTATATGGAAACTGATCAAAAATTGCCATAAATTATACCTCCCCTATTACAAATTATTAAAATTCATTGTTAAAGATTCATTTGGTTCTATACTATAAAATATATAGTCTTCAATAATGTTATATGCGTTTAAAGCAAGCATACCTGAGTAGGCGTCTGTGCTTAGCTCAAATGTTTCAGAGCCTGTGTGTACTAATGTTACATCACGAGAGGGAATTATTACTTCCGCCATCACCTAATTCCTTGTAAGTAGGTTCAAGTTCATAAGCCTTGATGTCATCTTCACCGGTGTATTCCACCATAGTGACAACACCATTCATGCGGTTAATTGCTCTGAATTTTTCTGCCGGGGTATTTCTTAAATTGTTTTTAAGGACCGGTGCATTTTTCTTCTTTGCCATGTTTAATTCCTTTCTAATAAATCATCAAGCAGAATCTACGCTTGAATTCTTCAATGATGATCTGATACAGATCATATTCCAGGCGCAGCTTGCTTTCTTTTACAGCAACATCCTGTGCATCCGTGATGGCTGAATCACCTTCAACATGAAAGCGTTCTGTGGTGACGCTGCGGCCGCCCTGATGGACAGATTCACGCTGTATTCCGGTACCGTCATCATAAGCATTGGTACTTGCTGTCTGTGTAAGGTTTGGATCATATTCAATGGTCCGTACTTCATCACGCTTGATATTAATAAACGGATCATAGTTTTCATATAAAACTGTCTGAAGTTTATCCCATGCGTGATATCTTTTTAAGGACCAGTATCCTATAGCATTCTTAATGAAATTTGGATCAGTATACAATACTTCAAGTTCCGCGCATTCATCCAGAATGTTATTGACCAAAGTGTCCTTATCTATCTGATCAGGAAGAACCATGGCATCAAAAATGGTATTATCCCATAGATACAGGCCCAGAATTGACATTGTTGCCATTTTCTTCACCTTCCCCTTCATAATAATCTCTGAATCGGTAATCAACTGAAATGTTCAGTCCGAATCTCTTATTGACTTTCTCAATGCCTTTACGCATATTTTCAAGCCATAACAGTGCAAGTGCCTGGGTGTCAATGTCATTGGCTTCAACTTCAGATGAGATCAGTCTTTCGCGCTTCTGGGTGTTGGCATTTGGGATGCCTATGAGCGTATTGAACTGATCCTGAATGCTCTTGTAATCATTGAGCAGTCTGTCAGTGATATAGTTCTGACCAACATTCTGTGTCCAGATATCCCAGTTAGGATCACCGGTTTCAGTTTTCAGGTTTTTGCTTATAACGGCCATGGGTTCACCGCTGGCCAGTTTATCATACATTTTCTTATAGGTTTCAGCTGTCGCTTTATCTTCTGCAAAGAATACGTATGACGTCTTACTGTTCAGCAGATTTATACCTGCAGTTTCCAGTGATAATGAAAGCAGATCTGCGTATGTTGCCACTATGTCGATAACACCATGATAGTCCGGCTGGATCTTTATCAGTTCACATTCTGAACCGATACTTAAACGCTGGAAGTTTGGTAATAATGGATTTGCTATGATCGCTTCCGTTGGCTGATAGAATACATTGAAGCCTGTCAGGCCACATTCCTGTGGTATAACGCCATAACGGTCTGTATCAAATACAGCGATATAGCCGTAACCGAACAGGATATACTTGAAATAATTATCAGCCCATTCTTCAGGCAGTCCCTTGAAATCAAAGACAGACAGGATCTTCTTAAACAGATATCTGGCATGGTAATTGACCAGGGCTGTGTTCCTGCAGTGTACTGTTGAAGGGTGAATGCTGCTGTTATAAACATTTATAAATTCATAGTCGTATGGCATTATTTTATCACCACTTTCAAATTTCTTTTCTTCTTCTTCATCATCCATGCATCGAATTCTTCATGGTGTGAAGGATTTTTCAGTATATAGGTTGGATGGTATCCATAAGCAACTGTATCCAGACTGTAATTGAAGAACCGCCAGGGATAATTAGCTAGGCCATAGGCGCTGACTTGTGCTTTAGTGCTACCCCATACACCTGGGGACCGGTTTCCATAGGCTGTGCCATTATCGTCTGTATAGAATGACTGGCTTACATAGATGTTGCTGCCTGATACTGCTTCAACAACTGCCACATGATTATCAGGGCTTGCCCATTCCAGAATGTCACCTGGTTCCACGTCATCAATGCTGAAGGAAATAGCTGTCCATCCGTTAGTCAGATAATTGTGCCATTGATTAGCATTAGCAAACACGCTGACGGGAATCAGATCACCGGCTTCCTGAATGCGCCCGTAACAGTATGTAGTGCAGTTAGGCAGGGCCAGATCATAGGTTCCTAGACCGCTATCGAATACAGCGCCTGGATTGTATGCAGTGTCCCACCAGTAATAGTCATGGTTTCCACCGTATTCAATGCCGTTATATACAGTTCTTGGTGTCCAGCTACTCATAGTAGAATCCACCTGCTAGATATGCATTGATCTGATTAGCTTCAATGGATGTTCCGGATATCGATATATGAGGATCTCTTATTTCCATGTAACCGGATAATGATGAGATCGTTGCCACCTGACAATAAGGTTTTCCCTTATTGGTGACATCATCGGCTATGACTTTGGCAAATCTGCATTTCAACTGAATAGGCGCTGTAAGGCCTATATAGCCGCCAGAAGAAGCATTTCCCACGGGTGCAGGATTCATCATGTCAAGGGCATTTCCGACCATACCAAGCAAGGATGAAGCCATACCGCCGACGTTTCCGGTCACTACTGAACCCAGTCCGGCAAGTGCATTAGTTACAAGCCCTGTGGCATCCACTTCAACACTGGCAAGATCAATGTCAATGCCAAAATTACCGTAACATATCAACAGATCACCGATGGTGATTTTCACCTGGCCTGTAGTGATATCAAAATTGAATAATACATTCATTGATGTCTTTGTGGCCATGATGTTGGAATCCAGCTGGACATCACCGGTAAATGATGAGCTGAAGATGTATTGTGCAAACGGTGCGCAGTTCAGATATGACCCGCGTGCCTGCTGCGGATGTTTGGGAATGCTTGAGAATGATGCCGAATAGGTAACGGCGCCGGGGTTATCTGCTGCCAGATATCCGACCGCTGATGATTGATAGCTGCCAAAGAATATTGGCCTGGTACCGACTTCTGTTGACGGTGCTACCGGATACCATCTGCATGAAGCTATGAAATCGCTGATGTTGGCAATGCTGTTGGCAATGCCTTTTGTAACGTTGGCAAAATACGTTGTCCTGAATGTGCCGTTTTCCTGATAGAATTCCTTGATGACCTTATCGAATTCAGCAGGTTCCAGAACATAGTATATAATGCCATTGGTATTGCTGGTGTTGCTTCCTTTGATGCCTATGACATAAACACCGCCGGCAAATCCTGTCCAGCTGAACGGATCCAAAGCAGGATTCACGATCTGATAATCAACTTCAGATGTAGCAGGATACATCATGTCTATGATATTGCCGTCTGAATTGCTTGCGCTTCTCAAAACGTATGCGCTTGAAGATCCTATTTCTGACTTGAATGACGCCAGAACATCCACGCTGCAGGATAATACCCATATACCGCGATTAAATACTATATCATCAATAAAATAATATCTGTTAAAGGCAGGAATATAACAATAATTGTATGCTATTGGTGATACAGTTCCTACTTCCAGAACCGGATTGATAATGCTGCTTGGTGCTTTGATATTGCATTCAAGCTCTGTTCCGGATCCTGTAGGTGTGTCAGTGCTGTTTACCTTCTTTGTAAAGGTAAAGAAATTTATTTTAATCATTGAATACCTTCTTTCTAAAGGACCGGCAGCCGATATCAACCGCCGGCCCTACTAAAGCCAGGAAGGCATGCTCTAGTCGAGTACTAATACAATGCCCTTTTCAGTCAGGTCATTCTGATACTGTACGCGGACATGGTTGAACAGATTGTAGTACTGACCAGCTGCGTTGTAAGGTGAACTTACCAGTTCATCCTGTGCTACATTGTAACCGATAGCATCTCTGTCAAACATGACACCGATGACATCTGTCATGACCTGTGATGTGCCTGTATCAATTGCGCCGCTTGCATCGATCAGTGCAGGTGTTACGGTCAGGCTGTCTGGTGTGTCAATTGCCTGCCAGAAGCCTACTGCTTCAACATCAGCGAGCTTCAGATAGTTATCATGATATGTATCAGATAATACTTCTGCTTCCATGTGTGCCAGGAAATCAGCCAGGATATAGATCTTCTGATCTTCAACCGGTGTATGTCTGATGATATCAGCACCTGTGATAGCCTGCTGGAATAATGCAGATCTTTCTGTCATCTTCTTTGACAGTTCTTCAACTCTGGCATACATCCATCTCACGAATGCCGGGAAATTAGCCGGCTGTCTGACTGTAGTGCTTGTTAATGATAAGCCTGTAGCAGCATTGTATTCTGTTAATAAATGAACGATGCTGTTGTTCAGCTGATTTTTGGCTGCGATGAAGTTTGCTACTGTAGCGCGTGACATATTTTCAAGCCACTGTTCACGCTCATTAGCAAAGTGCAGCATTAAGCCAGACATGAATGAAGCGAATTCAGCAGCAGAGCTGAATGCTACATCAAGCTGACGTGTAAAGATGGTGTACTGGCCCATCCAGACATCAGATCCAACATAACGTGTTTCTAATACCTGTGGCTTCTTAACAACATACTGGTCGATTGGTGAACCGTCAACAAGTGTGAATGTTGGGTTGGCTTCTGCAGGTGTGTCGATGAAGCTGATCTTGCGGATGACTGCACCCCATCTTTCAGCTGTCATTTCCAGTCCGCCGAATTTTCTGCGGTAAGGTCTGACAGCAATAAGTGTACGGCCTAAAACCTGGCTGATGGCGTTCATGACTGGATCATAGCCATTTACCAGTGTGGCCTGTGCTACGGAAATAAAATCACTTTCATCAGTAGGCGTAATTGAAGTGTTACCTGTGGCCATGCTGTGAAGTGCTGCGATCAGGGTATAAGCCTGCTCAATTCCCATTGTGTTTACTGACATTAAATTTTACCTTCTTTCTTTTGGATTGATAACGCTGGCCAGTATATCTTCAGCAGTTTCAATAGGCTTTGAAGCTCCGATACCTTTCATTGAATCAGATCTGATATTGTTAGCCTGGATCTGTGCTTTCAGTCCTTTTACTTCAGCCAGCAGATTGTTCAGAATGTCAGCGCTGGTCATTTCCGGTGCGGGTTCCTCTGCAGGTTCTGCAGGCTTGACAGGATCCTCAACCGGTGCCGGTGTGACTTCTGCTGCAGGTGCGGCCATGGCTTCAATATCAGCCTTTGTGTAGCCAGCATCAAGCAGTTTCAAAATAACGTTTAATTCCATGTTTTCACCTTCCTTACTTTTCAACATGTTTCAGTACTAGACCGTCATCAGTGACATCAGCTACTTCCAGGATGTCACCTTTTCTGATGGTCATGATCTTAGGAATGTCCTTGCTAAATCCATTAAGCCCTGCCGCCTTGATGATAGCCGGAAAATCTTTGAAGGCATAATTGCCGTCAACATTCATTCCATTTATCTGCAGCTTATTGGTCCACTGCCACATGCTATAGTCGAACTTCAACTGCGGCTTGTTGGTGGTCCAATAAGCCAGCCATCTGTTCATGCGGTTCAACCGGTCATTTTCCAGATGGTTTATAAAATAGTTATAGTTAGCGTAAACGCCGACATAACATCCTTTCTGTTCCAGATAGTCGGCCCATGCCAGAATGGCATCTGTAACGCCTTTGTTTTTGCCTGTCTGATACATATCACATTCAACATCCAGGTATATTGGATATTCAAACTGTTTATCTTTCAGGCAATGTTCATATAGATATTCTGCTTCTGATCTTCCCTTTTCTGCTGTATTGGCGCAGCTGTACCAATAACAGCCTACCGGGATCCTGTAATCTTTTGCCTTCCTGTAGTTTACTTCAAAGCAATTGTCAATGTTTTTGTTTACACCGTCAGCCGTTCCGGTAAATCCGGCGCGGATGATGACGAAATCCTGGTCTTTGATGTTCTCAAAGTTAAAAGACTTGGTCTGCCAGGTTGAGATGTCGATACCTTTATAGCTCATTTCAGTTTATCTTCTATCAGCTGCTTTAACTGTGCTAAAATGGTATTGTTTTCCGCAATGACATCCTTCAGGCCGTTGACTTCTTCTTTATGATTTTCCTGTTCTTTTTTCATGTATGTGAACATTATGTAACAGGCTGCAATCGGGAAGCCAACTGTTGAAACGGCTGTCAATCCGGCATTGATCAGTTCAACATTGTCCATAGATTACCATCCTTTCAAAAAGTAAGGAAGAGCTTCCTGGACTTCATCAGGTCCATGTACACGCTTCCGGCGTTGATGATCGTACTGCTCTTCCTACCTTCATTATATAAAATAAGGTTATATTGTCAATAAAAATTATCACATAATTTTTCATAAAAATCACATTATTATCACATAATTATTTGCTATCATATAGACAGAAAAGAGGTAAGGATATGATTTACAAAGCAGACAGAAAATCAATGCTTGAACTGAATAACTGCAGCAGGAATCTGCAGTATGAAATGAAGCAGTTCAGCCTGGGTACAGAATTCCATGGCGGATTCTGGGCAGAATATGTTTATGTAACTACACCGAAAGGACCTGTCGCCAGGATCCTGTCAAACGGTGCGGTCTTCATGGACAAGAGCTGGTATGAAAAGCAGAATGATGCTGCCAGGTATCTGGTAGATGAATTCATCAAGTATCTGCAAAGGTGGATGTGATATGAAGATGATATTGATCAGCAGCTGCCTGAAATGTCCATTCAGTCATTTCACGCTGGATGCCAACGATAACAGACGGCTGCATCTGTACTGCGGACATCATGATCAGAATGTCACGCTGGATGCAAATACTTATGACGGTACCATCCCTGAATGGTGCGAACTCACAAACTATTATGATGAAAGGATGGATGAAGATGACGATTGATCTGGACTGCGTAGGATCCTTCATATTTGGATTCTTATGCGCAATATTATTCCTTTTCTGCTATGCAGCATGCGTTATCAAGAAGGATGAAGATTATGACTAAACAGGAAATATTCAAGAAATACGGCAGGACCATAATGGTGCTGGGTGTGCATGCAATAGTTACGGCGGCCATAAATCAGCCGTCAGACATGGTGAACGTAGGTCCGGGTGAATTCAATGAGATGATCAGGGAATTCCTAAAGGACTTCATGCAGCTGTCCTATCAGGACCAGTGTGCAGTTATTAAGAGGATGTTATAATGAATAGCCTAAACAGAAAAATAGACAAATGTCTTGAAATCATTACAAATGAACATCTTCGTTTATGCGAAAAGAAGCAGACTTTATATGATGAAATCATGGAAAAATATCCAGCAGATATGTATGGATTAAAAGGTGAATGGGTATTTGATCAGAAATCAAAACAATTAGATCATGACATCGAACTATTCCGGCATTATATTCATGGATTCTATGATTTAATTGAATACGTGGAATGCGACATCATGCATGATCAGGAAAGGGAAGACTAATGGCAAGTAAGATCAGACAGAGATATTCATATCTGGCCGGAAGAGTAAGACGTCAGATGAAGGAACTGGAAGCCAGGATGCCTGAAGCAGTCAGCCTGGAACGCTACCGCCGGGAATTCCCGAAACTGCGGGATCTGGGCAAGGTATCAGACAAGGCATTGAAACTGGGAATCAGGGAAGCTGAAAAGGTCCTTAAAAGCGGTGAACTGTCTTTACGATCTCAAAGACGATCAATGAATACCGCTATCAAGACATTGAATGAACGCGGTTATACATATGTGAATCAGCAGAACTTTGGTTACTTCATGGACTTTCTGGATGATGCCAGGGCACGCGGACTGGCCAGCATTTATGGCTATCAGTACCTGCTGGATACATTCAACAGGGCAAAGAAGCGCGGTCTGTCAGATGATGAGATCCGCGGTAATATAGCCTACTGGGCTGAACAGGCAGACAAGCAAAGGGCAATGGCTGAAAAGAAAGGAATCGCGCTGGATGACATTGAAGCAAAACGGCTATACATCAGGAAGGGCAGATACAGCAGCAGCGAAACCTTCAAACGTAGTAAACGCAAATGAATTTGATGCTGCCATACTGGACGACTATCCGGTCCTGAAGAAAACAAGAAAGAAACTGTCCAAAAATATTGTTGATGTCATATGCGCATTTGATATCGAAACTACCAACCTGAATGACATTGAGCAGAACATCATGTACATCTGGCAGATGCAGATAGGACTGAACTACACCATAATCGGCAGGACCTGGGAAGAATTCTTTGATTTACTGACCAGACTTAAAGAACATCTGCATGATAAATGGCTGGTGATCTATGATCATAACCTGTCATATGAAATACAGTACCTGAAGGGCCTTTATGAATTTGAAAATGATGAAGTATTCTGCACTGATTCCCGAAAGGTCATGAAATGCTCAATGTTTGACTGCTTTGAATTCAGATGCAGCTATTATCTGACTAACATGTCACTGGATGCATTCCTGAAGCAGATGCATGTTGAGAATCAGAAGCTGTCCGGTTTGGAATTCGATTATTCAAAGATACGGTATCCATGGACTGAACTGACTGATCAGGAACTTGCCTACTGCATCAATGATGTCAAGGGACTGGTCCAGGCACTCTATAAATACCTGAAAGCAAATGGTGATGACCTGCAGTCAATTCCCTATACATCCACCGGATTTGTACGCAGGGATGTCAGAAACGCGATGGCAACCTACAATCACCAGCAGCTGCAGGACATGCTGCCAAACACAAAGGTATATAAACTGTTAAGGGCTGCCTTTCGCGGCGGCAATACTTTATCAAACAGATGGTACACCGGGGACATCATTGAGAATGTCAGAAGCGTTGACATCACATCCAGCTATCCGGCTGTAATGCTGACATGTGACTTTCCAATGTCCAAATTCTACCGGATACCAAAGGCCAGGATATCAGACCTGAAAACATATCTGGACCGGCATGTGCCGTTATTGATAAACATTGCCCTGTATAACGTGGATCTGACAAGCACTTTCAAGGGTGCGCCGTATCTTTCCAGGGATAAATGCTCAAACATCATCCAGGGGACATACTGCAACGGCAGAATATTAAGGGCAGCGTATCTGGAAACAGTCATCACGGACATTGATTTCAAGATCATACTGTCAATGTATAAATGGGATGCTGCTGAAGTGATGGACCTATACTATTCCAGCTATAAGCCATTGCCTGAACAGTTCAAGAAGGTCATCAGAAAATACTACCGGACTAAAACTGAACTGAAGGGCGTTGACATGGACACTGATCCTGACAACTATCTGCTATACTGCATAGACAAAGCCAAGCTGAATGCGTCCTATGGAATGTGCGCGCAGGATCCGGTCAAGGATGTCATTGACTTCAACGGCGGCAAGTATGAACCGCAGAACAAGGAACTATGGCAGCTATTGAAAGACAGTAACCGCAAAGCATTCCTGTCATATGCCTGGGGTGTATGGTGTACGGCATGGGCCAGATACAGATTGCAGCTGATGATTGATCAGGCAGATACCAACTTCATTTATGCTGATACAGATTCAGTCAAGTTCATTGGTGAACTGGATCTGACAGCATTCAATAAAGAACGTATCAAAGAATCCATAGCAAATGAAGCATACGCCATGGACCGAAAAGGAATTGTGCATCATATCGGCATCTTTGAAGATGACGGATGCTATAAACAATTCAAAACGCTGGGTGCGAAAAAATACGTTTATGTTGATATGAATGACCAGCTGCATATCACCATAGCGGGTGTAAACAAACGGCTGGGACCGGCTGAACTTGGAAGCATTGAGAACTTCAAGGAAGGATTCATCTTCAATAAGGCCGGCGGAACGGAATCCGTCTTCAATGATGACATGGATGATTACATCATGGTAGACGGTCACAAGCTGCATATAACTGACAACATACTGATCAGGGACAGCAGCTATACATTAGGCATAACCGCAGAATATGAAGCGATACTGAAGGGAATATGTGACATCAAATATTCAGATCATAATATTCTGGGTTATTATACATATAAGAACTAATTGAAGAAAGGAAGGTATAAGAAATGAATAAGGTTCAGTTAGTAGGAAGGTTGACAAAAGATGTTGAATGCCAGGAATATGGCAAAAAGGAAAAGGGCTATTTTGCACGCTTTGCACTGGCCGTCAGGGATGGCGTTGATAAAGACGGTAATCCTATTACCCAGTTTATTAACTGCGTTGCCTGGAATCAGACAGCCGTAAATCTGGAAAAGTACACTAAAAAAGGCGATCAGGTTGCTGTCATGGGCCGTATCACTGAAAACAATTATGAAGATGAAAACAAGGTGAAACATTACAGCCAGCAGGTCACTGTCAGTGAAATAGAACTGCTTTCAAACAAGAAGGCTGAAGAAGAGGAAGAACCGGAACAGAAGCCTTCAAAGAAATATCATAGATAAATGATACCTGGTGTTATAAAGGCTTTGATGGTGTATTCCATCATAGCCTTTGTATTAATAATGATAGTGATCATATATGTTGTATTAAGGGATGATGTTAAATGAAGTTATATCAAGATGATGGATATCTGAACATAAAGGATATAATTGACGGACCGGCCGTTTACTCTTTTGTAGTAGGCGGCCGAGGTGTCGGCAAGACTTTCGGATCACTGAAGGAAATAATCGACCGTGGCCTGAAATTCATCTTCATGCGCCGTACTCAAGTACAGGTTGACATGATAAAGGATGATAATCTCAACCCGTTTAACGCGCTTACGGCCGTTCTGGGCGATAATTACCGCTTTGCAATGAAGAAGGTCAATAAAAACATAACAGCTGTCTATAAGGCTGAATTTGATTCTGACAAGCAGATATATATTCCTGCAGGTGAAATACTTGGTTATATAATGGCCCTGTCTACCATCAGCAACATCCGTGGCTTTGATGCATCAGATGTCAATATTCTCATATATGATGAATTTATCGGTGAAAAGCATGAAAGACCTATACGGGATGAAGGCGCAGCATTCCTGAATGCACTGGAAACTATCGCACGAAACCGCGAACTGCAGGGCCGTAAGCCCTTAAAAGTATTATGCCTGTCAAACAGTAATGACCTGGCAAATCCCATATTCATTCAGCTGAAGATCGTCAAGGATGTTGAAAACATGGTCAGGAAAGGCCAGGAATACCGCTACATGCCTGAAAGACATCTGGCCATATACATATTGCAGATAACACCTATCGGCGCTGCAAAAGCCCAGACAACGCTGTACAAGCTGGCCGGTGATTCGGAATTCACCCAGATGGCTTTATCCAATGACTTCAGCAATGAAGAAATGGCTGAGATCAGACCACAGAGCATCAAAGAATATAAGCCGATTGTACAGGTCGGCGAAATCTGCATTTACCGTCATAAATCAAAATACCTGTATTATGTGACAAGCTTCCGGTCCGGTTCACCTGAAGTGTATGACAGCAGCGCCATGGATCTCAAACGCTTCAGCCGGAATATGTATCATATCTGGCTGGCATATCTCAACCGACATGTCATCTTTGAATCATACATGGATCAGGTTTTACTTGAAAAATATTTCAGCTTCAGATAA